ATCGATGAGCAATCTTAATTGAAAGGCTCAAAGTAATTCAATCATTTCACTCTGACAATTATTATGAACTTTATCGGTTGGCAAATTAATCATGTATCACTTGATGGCAACATCAAAACAGCATGTACATTTCACAATTTAGATACAGCTCTAGCTGAGTATCAAAAGATAGTAAGACATAAGAGTCATAAGAATGTTGAATTATTTCCAATCAAATAACACTCAACCAACTGACTGTCATGCAAAGCATCACAAAGGCCAGCTCCAGGGACGAAATCGTTAGCCACGGTGAAGAGTACATGGACTGGCAAGATCAACAGCTTGAGCTAGCTCTCAAGGTAAGGGAGACAGAGGATCAAAAGACAGTACTGATCTTCTCTTTACTAGGAATGTTGATCTTACTCTGGGGTTACATCATCTGGTAATTCACGAGACATCCAGACATAAGCCGCCTTAATAAGGCGGTTTTTTATTGCTTAGTTAAGCTTATGTGTTGGTATCATGTTAGTTAAGTTAGAATACCTAAATAACAGTTGCACTAATGGGACTGTAAGGTATGTTCAGTGTGGACTTCGACTCTCAATTCCAATGCATAAAAGGTTACATGACAGTTTGACCAGAGTGTATCAGTCGATACATATCGCGACTCGTCGTGAATTATATTGGTTCCACTTCGACAGTCAATGAGAGGGGTAATTATATTTAATGGATAGTGTACTTACTCTTAAAGATCTTTTAAAATATCAAGATCTTCTTGCTAAACAATTCAGTGAAATAGGAAGATTATCGCTTCTATCTAATACAGAAACATGGGAATTGTTTCTTGAACAAGAAGAATCAGATGTAATTCCTAGAGATCATTTACCCGCTGTAAAAGGCATCTTGTTTGGTAGTCCAACTCTATCTATCGAGGTATTTAGGGATGTAGCAACTGGAGTTTTAAAGAAACATAAATATTGCACTATCATTCGTGTCCTTTACAAGTTGACAAAAGGGAATTTAATCCCTGAACTTGTTAATCACTCTTTAAAGATTACATCAATTGTTTTAAGTGAAGAAGATATGCAAAACCCATACACAGTTAGATATAGAGATCAAGATCATACGCTAAGAGAGTTCTGTACCTATGCAAAGAGTGCAATAGACGCAAGACTTCAGGCACTTGAATGTATTACATGTGTGTCTGATAATCCTCGTTGCATTCTTGATATTATTTGGGAGAAAGAACATACAGATAGTTTTGAGTGGTAGCTAGAATAGCTAGATCGACTAGAGCTAAAATTAAATCCTCACACCGCCAGCTACAACATGGACCTCAATCTCTACATGAGGCAGCTAAAGAATGAAGTTGCATTCAGAGATGAAGCACAAGACAGACTAAGAGAATCCAACCTAAAGGGAGAACAACGAGGTTATGCCAGCTCCACGAGCTATAACCAAATCCTTTTAAAGAAGAGTCTTGCTTCAATAGGTGAGCGCTTAACCACGAGACTAAGCGAGCTAAGGAGGGGATCAGCTGGAGTTGATCACTCAATAGTTAATAAGCATCTAAAGAATGCAAAGCCAAACGTGATAGCACTCCTCTCATTGAAGGTAGCTATGGATGTCTTGGGTAAAGAGAATAAGCCTAAGCTTGTTGAGATAACACTGGCAATGGGTAGAGCTGTTGAGACAGAGTTACGATTAAACTATTATTTCAAATCTGATAAGGATTTATATAAATTAATTGAGAGACAATTCCATCCATCAACAGGGACTAGACAGAAGGGAACAGTCTTTAAGCTTAGGTTTAACAGAGAGGGTATCGAGTGGAACACTTGGAGCAACGCAACAGCTCACAAGATAGGTAGCTGGTGTCTTGATGCTATTGCTAATGAGACTGGCTGGCTAAGGAAAGAAACAATAGCAACAGCCAAGAGAAAGCATCGAACAGTCGTTAGATATAGTCCTGAGTTTTTAAAGTTAAAGGAGGCAATCATTGAGAAGTCTGAGTCTTTAGCATTCCTGACTTATCCAATGGTATGTGAACCAGTTGAATGGTCACGAGACCAACGCGGCGGCTATCTAACAGAGGATATACAGCAACAACACCCAATGGTTAGAGCTAGAGGCTCATTGCAGCAAGTTAAACAGGGACACATACCTATCCAGATGTTGAACAATGTTCAGCGGGTAGCGTATAGGATTCATCCTCAAGTACTCTCTGTTATCAATTGGTGTCATGAGAACCATTACACCGTTGGTAAGTTTAGAAGTGAAACAGCTAGACCTATCCCTGATAAGCCTGTTGAGGGTTCATCAGAGGAAGACATCAAAAAGTACAAGAAACAGCGTAGACAGTTAGAAGACTTCAATGCTCAGATTGAGCAAAAGAACTGGAGATCTACTGAATTAAAAATGGTAGCTAATCGATTCAAGGATGAAGAGAGGATATTTTTCCCCCATTCATTCTGTTATAGGGGTCGCATTTATCCATTAACAACAGCAATCAGTCCACAAGGAACTGACCCAGAAAAAGCGCTCTTGTATTTCGTTGATGAAGGACCAGTCCATAAGTTTTCCTTAGCCTGGCATGTAGCAACTTGCTATGGACTAGATAAGAAAACGCACGGTGAACGTATCAAGTGGACAGTAAAGAATCAAGAACTCATCACACTCGTAGCTCAAGACCCTATTGGTAATAGGCATATTTGGGAGGCAGCTGATGAACCATTTTGTTTTCTTGCTAGCTGCTTTGAATATTTCGATTGTGTAATCACTTCCACTAAGACAACATCAGGTCTACCAATCGGAGTTGATGCAACTAATAGTGGACTACAACACTTGAGCGCATTGACATCTGACTACGACGCAGCCTCAAAATGCAACGTAACACCTACCTCTATACCAGCTGATGCCTACCGTTCCGTAGCTGAGGCTAGTCTTAAATACATAGAGGATAAGTCTATTCATTCATACATTGATAGACATACCTGTAAGAGGGTAACTATGTGTGTACCTTATGGTGTTTCACGAGACAGCGCGAGAAATTACATCAAAGAAGAACTCAAGCTTAAGGACTTTGATCTAAGCATCAAGGGGCGGTTAACAGAGATCACCAAAGCGATCTATGACAAGGCTATCCCTGAGATATTTAGTGGTCCTGTTGCAGTCATGCATTGGCTACAACAATCAGCTAAGGACATACTCCAGACCCATGATGTTATCCAATGGAAAACACCTAGCGGTTTTATTGTTGTCCAAGACTTACGACAGAGTAAGGCTGTTCGGGTTCAGACTCGATTGATGGGAAGCGTTGTTAGTTGCCTAGTAGGTAACAGCTGGGGAGATCCTGATGTTAAACATCATGTATCTGCTTTAGCGCCTAACGTCGTGCATAGCACCGATGCCTCTTTACTTCACTTATGTTTTGCCTATTGGGATAGACCCTTTCAAGTAATACATGATTGTGTATCAGTACGCTCTTGTGACGTTGAGGAAATCTCTAAAGAGATCCGTCTTCATTTCGCAGAGATGTATAAGGCTGGAGTCTTAGAAGATTGGGCTGAACAAGTAGGGGTTGAGATACCTGAATCATTAATTAAAAACACACTTGATATTGAAGAGGTACACAACTCGGAATATTTCTTTTGTTAATAGAAGCAATGTAATTATGGAAGCTCCAGAAAATGCAACCTTAATAGAACGCCTGATGTTCTACTCACAACACAACCTAAATACAGAGGCAAGAGCCTTAGCTCAAGTCGCTGATTTTTTAGAGGAATGTTATGTCTGGGACGTTAAGTTTGATAATCCTTACATTTCCTAGTATTTGGTATAAATGCCCTCGCCACTAGTGGGATTGACGCGCTATAACTAGGGCACAGTCCCACCTAATTCCCTAAGTGGAATTGAGCATGTTATTATGGACTCAAGCACCTCAAAGGTTACAAACCAACCAATGTTGAAAGCTTATTTACTGACGGAAGTATTACGAGCGACGGGTGAACGAGAGTTTCCCTTGCAACTCGCTAGTACTTTTTTCTGGATCGCTGCCCATGATGGGTGTCGGCAGGAGGATCTAGTAAATGCAACGTCCATGAGTTCTAGCTCAGTTTCTAGAAATGTTTCTTGGCTTGGTCCAAGACATCGCTTAGGAAAAGATGGTCTTAAATTGGTTATTCGGGAGAAAGATCCACGAGACCCTAAAAGATATCGCCTCTTCCTAACTCCAAAAGGAAAACAACTCAGCTCTCTAATCCAAAACACCTTAGACAAATGAGTAGTAAAAGCATCACAACCTGGCAACAGGCAGCGGATTACACCTGGACCCATTGTTGGTCTAGGCAAAAGTCAGCATCGACTGTTGAAAAAAGGCTTCAAAGGATCAACTCTTTTTGTGGTCGTTCACATCCACTAAGGAAGATGGGAGAGACTTGGTGGTGGCATGAATTGATGACAGACATTCTCAATGAGGATAATGTTTCAAACGCCACAGTCAATCGGGCTGTATCAGTTGCGACTCACGCTCTCAAATTTACTAAGAAAGCTGGATTGCACTCAGTCAAATGTCCTGAATTTGACCGCCTCCCAGAGGATGAATGTAGACAGTCCTGGTACACCAAAGAACAGGTAGATCGCCTTGCTTTTTTGGCTGTAGATATCTTCGATAGAAAAGATTTAAGGGATGCAATCTTATTTGCTGCCTATACGGGCTGTAGACAAGGTGAGCTACTAAAAATCAAATCAACGGATGTAGATTTCTCTACTAATGTTGTATTGATCGGAGGTAAAAAACACAGTTCAACTAAAAATAGGAAAGGAAGACCAGTTCCAATCAATGCAAAGATTAAGCCAATTATTGAAAACCGTTTATCCAACAATTACCTATTTGGTGATGATTGGAATAACAAAGATCAGCTTTATACAGCGTTCAAAAAGGTTAGAAAATTGGCGAATCTTGACGAGACCTATTGTTGGCATTCGTTAAGACATAGTTTTGCAACTTGGGCTGGAGCTGTTGCTCACCCTAGAGCCATCATGGAAGCACTTGGACATAAGTCCATAAGTACAACTTTGCATTATTGCAAGGTGACAGATGAAGCTCTTCACAACATGGTTGGAGCATTATGAAGAGTTCATTAGATCTTCATATCCTTATAACCAGCGCATCTTACAGACCCCAAAAACGGCCTATTTTCTGCTATGTTAAGCGTTGCAGTAACGTTCTCAATCGCTGAGATCCTTTGGCCCACCTGGCGGAATTGGTAGACGCGCTGGTTTTAGGTTCCGTTGAATCAAAGTAACACTTAAGAAACTAGCCACCCCTTGCGGGTGGTTTTTTATTGATATAGCTTAGTTTTAGATCAATCCCACTTAGCCAGTACTACCAAATGGTAAATCTAACGCAAACAGAGGTGGATGCTTTAAGCCCAGAGGACTACTCAATGTTCTTAGCTTATGGCGAAATCGAGCCAGTAAAACTGAACGAAAAAGACTACGAAAGTTATTACAAGTCATATATCAAATTCGACCTTTAAACATTACCCACGAGACCAATTGCCAAACACCATGAGCAAGAACCGTTACGTCATTAATACAACCCTAGAGGGGTTTGTAAATGTCTATAAACCATCAGGCAAATTCAATAACTGTTCATTCAGTTTCCGCATGTCTGATAAAGAAGTAGAACAAGCCGAAAAGGATAGAGAGGAATTATTAACTTGGGCAAAATCCAAAGTTGATAATCCTAAGAGAATGAATATCAATAGAAGTAAATGGGATGAAGAGGGCTTGGTTTCCTATAGCTATTTAGGAGACACAAAGAGAGTAGAACCTGTATTTATTGACAGTGAAGGCGACCTTATAGATAAGGAGGTATTAAAGACACTTAGGGCAGGTACAAAAGTAAAACTAATTGTCCAACAGACTCCTTATACAAAACCCGCACTAGGTACGACCTTAAAAGTACATGGAATACAGGTCATAAAACTAGCTACAGGCAATGGAGCTGGAGATTCTGGATCGTTATCAGTTGATGATGTAAAGGATTTATTTGGCACGACTGAAGGGTATAAGCAAAGCTCTCCAGCTGTAGTTCAGGACAATGCCCCTTGTTCCGTTGAGGAAAACTACGACTTTTAACTAATCCGTTCTCTGATAGATCCTAGGAACTGATCCACATCCTCTTTACTTAAGAGCTGTAGATCTAAGGCTTTACATATTTGAGCAAATCTAAGTAACTCCATTCTGTGATCAGTTACTAATGCGTAGATATGAGAACGATGAATCCCTAACTCCTTTGTGAGTTTTCCTACATGAACTTTCTTTAATGCAGTTCTTAATTGTTCTTTGTCATCCTCTGTCAATACTACAGTGGGGGCTTTCCCACCAAAGTCATAGAGTATCCGTTCCATAGTGTCTGTTTAGTCTAGACATACAATAACATAGATATGAAATTCCGCTCACACCTAGAGGAGCGTATAGCTAGTTCACTTGAAAAACAAAATGTACCATTTCTCTACGAGGCTAAAAAATATAATTATATATTGGAATGTAATTATACTCCAGATTTCTTTATTCACGAGACGATTATTGAAGCGAAAGGCTTCTTCAAACCGTCCAGCCGCAGACTGATGTTAGCGGTAAAGAAACAGCATCCAGAGTTAGATATAAGGTTTATTTTTCAGCGCAACAATACGCTCTCTAAAACTAGCAAAACCACTTATGGAGACTGGGCTAATAAGCACGGTTTCCCTTGGTGTATCTACCCTGATATCCCATCTTCATGGTTACAAAAACCAACCTCCAATTAATAGCTTCTTTAGATACTTTTGTCTGTGGATTACAACAGGAAAAAATCCCCAATCAAGAGATCTTAGTAGTTCTTAAGGAGTACACCGAAATCTTCGAGGAATTCATTTGCTATGAACCCTGAAGAATCCACATTTATACGTCATGAGCCTTGTCCTAATTGCAGTAGCTCAGACGCATTCAGCATATACAGCGATGGTCATGGCTATTGCTTTAGCTGCAACCACCGTACACCCCCTGATGGATCTGAACAGACACCATCAAAAGGGGTGGGTTTCTTTGAATACGGCGGGGATTTTACCGCTCTCAAATCACGACGAATAACAGAAGAAACATGTAGAAAATTCAATGTCAGGATCGAAACTACTAAGCGAGTTCTACGTTTCCCGTACACCGCTACATCCAACAAGGTCAACTCGTATAAAGAGAAGACAGAAGATAAGAAATTTTATTGGACAGGTAAAAACACTGACACGAGACTCTTTGGACAGAATCTTTTCGGTGGTGGAAAGACGCTGGTAATTACAGAAGGCGAGCTAGACAGCTTGGCCTGTTGGGAAGCCAGAAAAAACTGGCCTGTTATGAGCGTGGCGAATGGCAGTAAGGGGGCATATAAAAACCTCTCAGCTCAACTTCCTCATCTACTCAAATTTGATGAGATTATTCTCATGTTTGATACAGATGAGGCAGGGAAAGCAGCTGCTGAGGAATGCGCTTCTCTATTTCCAGCTGATCAAGTATTCATTGCGGATCTTGGACAGTATAAGGATGCAAGTGAAGCCCTTCAGAACAATGATGCTGAGGCTATAAGGCAAGCCATCTGGAATAAGAAGAGCTACTCCCCAAAAGCAATTATTGATGGCAGATCTTTATTTGATCTGGTAAATAAACCCCTTCATGGTAAGGATGCTGATTGGCCCTATCCCTCACTTAATAAGGTGACGGGAGGGCTAAGGCTTGGAGAATTAGTAACTTGGACCGCTGGTTCAGGAGCGGGGAAGAGTACCGCAATAGGAGAAACTTGCCAGTCCCTCGTGGACCAGGGCTTCACTGTTTGCTACATCGCCTTAGAAGAATCAGTCCAAAGACAAGCGCTCCGATTGATGACAGTAAAGGCCAATAAACCTTTACACCTAAACAACGAGATACCAGAGGATGAACTACGGAAAGCTTTTGAGGCAAGTGTTGGAAGTGGAAAGGTATATCTCAGAGATGGGTTTGGAAGTGTTGATCCCGATCATCTTCTTAATGACATCCGTTTTGTTGTCAAGAATCACAATGCTCAATTCGTAATTATCGATCATCTTTCGATATTACTGAGCGGAAATGATAATGATAATGAGCGGATTATGATCGACAAAATAATGACGAGACTTAGAAGTTTTGTCGAGGAAGTTGGATGTGGAATGATTCTTATTTCACATTTAAGGAGAACACAATCCGATAAAGGCCATGAGGAGGGAGCTGCTATTAGCTTAAGTCAATTGAGAGGATCGCATTCAATAGCGACGCTTTCAGATATTTGTGTAGGACTCCAAAGAAATATATCCGCTGGAGACAATATGAGCGAATTAATAGTCATGAAAAATAGATTTAATGGCTCTACTGGACCAGCTGGAATGCTCAACTATTCCAAAGAAACAGGCCGACTTATTGAAATTACGCAACCCACCGAATCATCACCCGAACCTTATGGAGATTTCTAAAGCTCACAAAGTTGTCTTATTTAAAAAAGAAGACTGTGTACCTTGTGAAAATGCTGCTAAGAACTTGGATTCTGTACTTGATGCTTATCAAGAATATGAACCCTATGTATCAGTTTTAAATAAGGATAATCACCCATCTTTATTAGAAACTTACAAGATAGATTTATTTCCAACTGCCTTAGTTATGGATCATGATTCTGTTGAAATAACAAGGGTAATAGGTGGTAAGAATTTATCTCCTAAATGGTGGCAACGAGCGCTAAGAACTATCCATATGCATAGGACAAGTTCATGAAGCTAGCGTTTGATATTGAGACTGATGGCTTATTACGAGACTTCTCTCAAATTCATTGTTTAGTTACTAAGAATCTAGAAACAGGTGAAGTTTTTAGATATGACGATACAGGTAAATATGAATCAATAGTAACGGGCGTTCAAACGCTATTAGTTGCTGATGAATTATGGGGTCACAATATAATTTCTTATGATTTTGAAATTCTTAAAAGTATTTTTAATTTTTTCAATTTTAAAGGGAAAGTATATGACACATTAATTCTTTCAAGGATGTTCTTTACTGACATGCTTGATAGGGACTTTAGGAATAAGCCCCCTAATATGCCAGCTCAACTCTATGGGAGGCACAGTTTAAAAAGTTGGGGGTATAGATTGGGGGTTCTCAAGTCGGAATATGGAGACCAGCTGGAGGGTGATTGGTCAACCTACACCCCCGAAATGCTTGAGTATTGCGCTCAAGATGTAGAAGTATCTGATGCTTTACATCAGCTATTTGCTCAAAAGCTGGACAAATACGAGACCTCTATAACCACAGAACATGAGCTAGCTAAGATTATGTCTTGGCAAGAACGAGAGGGTTTCCCTTTTGATATCAATAAGGCTCACAAACTAGAAGGAAAACTAAGACAAGAACTTGAACAGCTCTCAGACGAGATGCGCTCTACATTTCTATTTGTAGATGGAGGTGAGTTCACTCCCAAACGCCCAAACAAAACAAAAGGGTATGTAGCGGGAGCAACTTTCAACCGCCTCAAAGAGTTCAATCCAACTAGTAGGCATCATATAGCGTTCGCATTTCAAACCTTTAGAGGTTGGGAACCTATAGAAAGAACAGACACGGGTAAGCCAAAGATTGATGAGAAAGTATTAGTGGAAATTGATACTAAGGAATCAAAGAAGTTTGCCCGTATCTTGGAATTACAAAAACACCTAGGACAACTTAGTGAGGGTCAGAATGCTTGGCTTAAACGAGTAGAGAAAGATGGTCGTATTCGTCACTCTTGTATATTAAATACCAACACTGGGAGACAGGCACATTTACGTCCAAATTTGTCCCAGTGTCCTCAGAAAAAAGAATATCGAGAGTTGTTTTATCCTGGTACTAATTATGTCCAAGTAGGCGGGGACGCTTCATCTTTGGAACTGAGATGTATGGGGCATTACTTAACAAGATATGATGGAGGATCTTTCTCTAAAGAAGTTGTTGAGGGTGATATTCACACTACTTTAAGTAACATTTATTTTGGAAAAAAAGATCATGAATCGCGTAAAAAAGGTAAGTCTTGTACTTATTGTCTTATCTACGGTGGGGGTAATATTAAGTTGGGACTCACTAGTGGAGCGAGCAAAGCAACAGCTAGTAAAAGAGGCGCTGAAATCCGCGACAAAATCCTTACCAATCTCAACGGATTCAAAGGACTTAATGAAGCGATTACCGAAAGGGCTAAACACGGGGTTATCACTGCCATCGATGGGAGGCCAATAAGACTATTAGGTAAGAAACATGCAGCCTTAAACTATCTTTTGCAGAGTTGCGGTTCCGTAATCTGCAAGATGTGGGTTATACGAGCCAAT